TACCAACAGGTGAAGTTGTTTCAAGCATCTTTGGATACCTGGGTTACATTCTTATCGGCACTAATAAGGGTGTCCGTTTCGCTTCTATTGACCAAGCGAACAACCTTATCGCTGGTGCGTTGATACCAACCACGGGTGCGGTTTACGGGTTCACAGCCGAAGATAAATACGTTTGGTACACATGGTCAAACTTTGATGGAACATCAACAGGTTTGGGCAGGTTAGACCTGTCAGCAAACACAGCCATAAACACCCCCGCCTACGCTTCCGACCTCATGTATACGTCTACAGCCGTTGTTCAAGATGTGGTCACATTTGACAACAAGCGCATATTCTCCGTTTCAGGTGTCGGTATCGTTGCCGAAGACACAAGTAACAAGGTTGCGAGCGGCTACCTAGAGACAGGCAAGTATGTTTGGGGTATTCAGGACCCGAAGTTTGTTGCCAAGGTGGACTTGCGTGGAGCAACAATCAAGGGAAGCATAGAAGCACAGTTGTCGTTGGACGGTGGTTCTTACAGGTCTCTTGGTAGTTGGTCTGAAACCTATAATCCGTTGTCGGTTGATTACACGATGACTGGTTCTGAGCAACACGCTATTGACGCTCAAGTTAAGTTAGTGCTTACACGTTCTGCTACTACTTCTCTTGGTCCGACGTTAACTCGTGTGTCGTTGCGGGCTTATGCGTCGCCGTCTAGGTCGCAGGTTTGGACTGTTCCTGTCTTACTACATAATCGGGTGGTTATCCGTAACCGTGAGTACGATGTTGATGTTGAGTATGAGAAGTCGTTGCTTCAGGGTTTGTTGCGGGTTCCTCAGATTGTGACGTATCAGGAAGGTAATGATTCTTATTCGGTGACTGTTGAGGATTTGCGTTGGACACCAACCAATAACTTGTATAACGGTTGGGAATGGGAAGGAACACTGTTAGTAACAATGCGTTCTGTGCAAGACTAGGAGACTACTATGGCAAAAACACGACGAGCATACACGGGTGCGCCCGCCCAGACGACCATTACAGGTGCGCTCACGGCTACCACAACCTCTATTACCATCGCCGCCAACACGGGCTGGTATGCGGGGGCTTTGCCGCTTTACGTCGTTGTTAGCCCAGGTCTATCAGTAGAAGAAAAAATCCTAGTCACCATCTCAGGAACCACCCTCACCGTAGTAGGTGGAACATCAGGGCGTGGACAAGACGGCACATCGGCTTCCGCCCACGACAACGGGGCAACCATCTACCCTGTCCCCACCGCACTTGACTTTGATGAAGCCAACGAACTCACCGCCAAGTACATCTCCGAGGGAAGCATCGTCTATCAGGGTGCAAGCACTTTCACGGAGCGGACTATCGGCACAGCGGGTCAAGTTCTTAAAGTAAACTCTGGCGCTACCGCCCCTGAATGGGGTCAAGTCCCTACCGCTGGTATTGCTGACTCGGCAGTAACCTCAGCCAAAATCGCTGACGGTACGATTGTTGCTGGCGACATTGCTGACGGGGCTATCACCTCTGCCAAGATTCTTGACGGCACTATTGCTACTGGTGACCTTGCCGATAGTGCTGTTACTTCTGCGAAGATTGCTGACGGCACGATTGTTGCTGGGGACCTCGCTGATGGGGCAGTTACTTCAGCAAAGATTCTTGACGGAACCATTGTGGCTGGTGATATTGCTGATGGTGCTATCACTTCGGCAAAGATTCTTGATGGAACGATAGTCAATGCCGACATTAACGCCTCTGCCGCTATTGCCTTAAGCAAACTAGCAACAGGCGCACTACCCACGACCATCACTGTTGCTTCAGGAAACATTGTAAACGGTGCGATTGTAGACGCAGACATTAGTTCTGCCGCCGCCATTGAATCCAGCAAACTCAAAGGCAACATTTACATTTTAACGAAATCAAGCGCCCAATCCATCTCAAATGCTACCGACACAAACCTGACCTGGGCTTACAACACCGAACTTGGCGGTCTTGGATATACGCTGACAAGTTCAACCTATGTCAATATCCCCAAAGACGGGTACTATTTGCTTTCTGCTGGCGCAACCTTTGGGGCTAACGGTACTGGTGCAAGAAGAATCCGTATTTGGAATTATACACTTAACGATATTTTGGCTGAGGCATCAACGGCTGGTTTCACGGGCATAGACAATGTTCTTAATTGTTCATGTGTCGCCCAGTTAGATGCTACTAACCAGGTGTATGTTGAGGTGTATCAGTCTTCAGGTGGTTCACTGAATGTCAAAGCAGACAAAAGCACATTTTTCCGTGTCTCCATGTTGGCGGCTTACAGCGTATGACCAGCAAAGCAATCGCCGTTAAGTTCCTAGCGAACCTCACCACCGTAGCATTAGGTGTAATCAGCACAGCGTTCATCTTTGACGTCGCCACTTGGGTCACCGCAGGAACCACCCTCGTCATGTACCTTATCGCTGTAGTAAACAAACTTGCTAACTCAGCCATGGACGGGCGCCTCACCGTAGACGAAATAGCCGAAGCGGTGGAAGGCGGCTGATGTGAGTATCGTCGCACCAGGTCACCCGTACAAACGGCTCGTCGTCCCTCAACGGCTAGAGCAGTACGGCAACGGGAAACTGCCTGCCCATAAACTAGCCAAACTTTCTTGTGGTGGCACAGGCTGGTTTGATATTGAATGGTACGGCGGGTTCGTGTTCGCCTGCAACCTGATGTATGACCACGCTAAACGTGACGGTGTTGAACTGAAAGCGGTGAGTGGTGGCTACCGTTCGTTTGAATCACAGGAAGCCTTGTTTTATTCCCGTTACTCGCTAACCCCAACGGGGCGTGTACCGCAGATTACCCGTCAGTACAATGGGCGCACCTACTTCCTCAATAAGGGAGCCAGCCCAAGTGCCAGCCCTGGCACAAGTCCACATGGCGTCGGCTGTGCCCAAGATTTTTTGATTACAGGCAACGTGTATGACTGGTTGTGTCGTAACGCTCCGACGTATGGAATCTTTTTGCAGGGTCCACCTAAGTATCTTTGGAAACCAAACCCAGAGTATGAGGCATGGCATTGGCAGTTGTCTGACGCTAATAACCCGACGAAGAAAGTTAAACAGGAGTGGGTAAAGTTTAAGGAAGCGTTGGGTATCAAGTGATGAAAGCGGTACTCATTTCTTTGGTTGCTGTTTGTTCTTTTATTTCTTTGTCGTTGGCTTTGACGGGTGATGACGAGTGATTACGGAAGGTATCGCTGTTGCGTTCATCGGTGTTATCGGTGCGGTGATGGTGGCTTTGATTCAACGTCACCGTGTTGAGTCGGCGGAAAGCAATGAGGTTATGGCGGACTCGTTGAACCGTATTGAGAACAAGTTGGATGGTCATATTGACGACCACCTCAAAGGTGATGTCTAACAGTATCACGCAGTAGCGCCTGACGTAAGACAGTGGTATCGTCATTGTCCCTATGAACGAGCAGGCAATAGAAATACTAAAGAAATACCTCCGTCGTGTTGTTGTTATGGGCGAAGCCGAACAACGAGAGTTCTTCTGGGCGTTAGAACAACTGGAGAAATCCTGCGAACCTTGTCGTCATAAGGCAGCCTGAAGTAAGATTCAGTCATGTATGTAGACGGCAACTGGCTCGTATGCCCCAACTGTGAAACAGCGTGGAAGCAGAATCAAGGTAAGAATTGTTGGGAATGTGGAGAACCTGGCGTCTCTATGCTGGTGGAAGACCTGAATGATGGAACCGACACTCCCTCCTGACTACAACTATCGCAAGTCTGCACCGTATCCAATAGCGATGGTCGTGTGGGCTGACGCTCACGCAGGCGAGGGAGGCTGGCAGGAACTCAGCGCCTTTGAGGATGACGGTGAATGTCTTGTTACTACCGTAGGGTTCATTGTGCCTGCAGGCGAAGGCGGCAAAGAGGGTCATACAACTATTTGGCAGACGATTAACGACGGTGAGGGAATCAACCCGTTCCATATCCCGCAAGGGATGGTTAGGTCGCTGAAGATTATTTCCGAATAGAGTTGCTTTGCTGTAACTTGTGCATTACAGTATTTCATATCACCACAACGAAGGGAACCAGATGACTCTTAATCGTTATCGCATACCAAAGCAAGAACACGGTTCGCAAGAATGGTTGAATGACCGTTTCCGTGACAAGGAAAACAACAAGCGTGTGTCTGCGTCAGCAGTCGCCGCTATCTACGGGCTACACCCGTTCGTACCAATGGAGAAGTATGCAGCCGAACTACTGGGCGACATACCTCCGAAGCCGATACCACCAAACCCCGCTATGGAACGAGGCAACCGTCTTGAACCGTTCGTGCTGGAATGGGCTTGCGACAAGTTAGGTATCAAATACATCACACCTGAAGAAATGTTCGCTTGTGACACGAAAGGTGGGGCACGAATGATTGCCACCCTTGACGGTCTCTACGAAGAAGGCGACACCCGCAACGTGTTAGAAATCAAAACCTCCACCCGTGAATGGACAGGCGTACTACCCGACTATTGGAAACTGCAAGGTATCCAGCAGGCTATCTGTGCCGACGTACACGAAATCACTTGGGCAATCTTTGACCCCAAAATGATTCTCCATCTCCACGTCCAAGAAGTAACAAGCGACGAAGTGGTGGAACATATCGCCGCAGTTGAAAAATGGTTGAACGCTATTGACATTGGCATCACCCCGTCAGGTGTCCGCTGGTCGTACGAGACAATCACAACCCGCTACCAGAAACCGACAGAGGAATCCGTTGAACTTGAACGCTCAGCAAGCGAACTTATCGCACAGTTGAAGCACATAAAGTCCGAACTGAAATCGTATAAAGATTTGGAAGACAAACTGAAAGCAGAACTGTGTGACTTGATTGGCAACGCTGAGGTTGCTACCATCAACGGTGTCACGGTTGCTACTTGGAAGGGGCAAACCCGACACTCGTTTGATTCCAAAACATTCCAAGCGGAATGTCCAGACATCGCCTCTAAATATATGAGGCAATCAGTAACAAGAACACTTCTATTGAAGGGAGAAAAGTAATGGCATATTTTGACATCAACTCTTACGAGACGGTTGAGGAAAGACTGACCCGTTTCTGGGAAGGCAACCCGACTGGTCGTATCTATACCGAGATGGTTCACTACGACGCCGACAAGGTGGTATTCAAGGCAAGCATTTGGCGTGAAGCCAACGACTTCAACCCTGTGGCTACTGGTTTCGCAGAAGAAATCAAATCCTCTAAGGGCGTGAACGCCACCTCGTTTGTGGAGAACGCAGAGACCTCCGCTATCGGTAGAGCGTTAGCCAATATGAACTATCACGGCACAAAGGGTAAGCGCCCGTCACGAACCGAGATGGAAAAGGTTGAGCGTAACAAGCCCGCCGAGAAGCCTGCCCCTGCCGTAAGTCAGGACGACAACTCACCACTCGCTACGTTGCAGGTGAAGCAGTTTGAGGCAGCCTGCCGAGGCAAGAGCCTTGACCCGAAGGCTGTGGCTACCGAAGCAGGTTTGGAATGGGGCAACCTGAAGACTAAGGACTTGCCCGCCCTCCGTGAAGCGTTCAAGAAGTTATCGCCAGCAGAAGGCGGTGAAGGCTGATGCCCGCTAAACGCACCGTAGACCCAACAGGGGAACAGGCGTCGTCCAAGATGATTGCTTTGCGTATGACTGCACAACAGATGGAGCAGGTTGCTGTCTTATGTCAGAAGTATGAATGTTCACGTTCTACTTTGTTCCGCCACCTGCTCGCAAAGGAGATGAACAATGATTGAGGTAATGGTCGGTGTCTTTCTGGGGCATCTAGTCTTTTCCTTGTTTGTCGGAGTGTTGCGAACGGTGATTGTCCGTCGTTCTAATAGGGTTGCTGGTGAGTAAGGAACGTGCTAAGGGCACAGCCTTTGAGACGTCGGTAGTTCAATACCTTCGCGACACAGGGCAGTTCCCTTACGCTGAACGTCGTGTCCTTCACGGCACATACGACAAAGGTGACATCACTGGAACGGGTGCGATTGTTTGGGAATGTAAAAACCATAAACAGTTGCGTCTCTCCGAGTGGCTGGTTGAGACCGAGACTGAACGGGTGAACGCTAACGCAGACATTGGTATCTTGGTTGTGAAACGCAAAGGGTACGGCAACCCAGCGGAACAGTACGCTGTCTTAAGACTGGAACACATTGTTGCTTTGTTGAAGCAGGCTGGTTACTGATGTCTGGCTATCAACCGTCTCACGACATTGACAAGTTTGTTTTCTCTGACGACCTGAAGTTCGGGTTGCAGGGGGAGCAGATGGTCACCGATTTTCTACACGACTTGGAGGCGGGTTCGTTTGAGGTGAAGTATGACCGTTACCGTAATGGGCGTATGGTTGTAGAGACTGACCAGAACCCTCGTGGTGTAGGCTGGAAGCCGTCAGGTATCAACGTGACGCAGGCAACGTGGTGGGTGTATGTGTTCGCACCGCACACCTTTACCGCAGTGCAGGTGGCACGACTTAAAAAGTTTTTACGCATAAACCAATTAGGCAAAAGAGACTTTGCACCTAACAGCGACAACCCTGCTAGGGGTTATTTGCTTTATCCACAGCACGTTACAGACCTGCTAACTAACGAAGCATACGACACCGACTAGAATAGTTCTTTACTGTCTTACGAAAGGAGACTGAATGGATTGACTTTCCCCTGTCCACTGAACAAAGGAGAGTTATGCGACTGAAAGTTATCGCACCCCTCGTAATAATTATTACAAGCCTTATCGCCATTAGTGCAAAGGCAGAAAAAGCAGAAGACTCAACTGTCGGGTCATCAACAACTACAACCACTTCAACGACTACCACCACTCTAAGTCCCGAAGTGAAGTCCTACCTTAAGACAGTGAAGGTAGAACAAGACCGTGCCCGCTACGGACTATGCGGAGAGTGGCACGATACGGCTATCAGGGTTGGCTGGGACGAGACAGTATGGTCTCAACTACAGCAAGTCATCTGGCGTGAATCACGTTGTCAAGCAGACGCTTTCAACGGGGCTGACGCTGGACTGTTACAGGTGAACAAGATTCATAGAGCCTTTGTGGAATCTATGGGGCTGACGTTCCCCGAAGGAATGTTTGTAGCGGAGCACAACCTTCGGCTAGGCTTGTCGTTGTGGAAGGGAAGTTGCTGGAAACATTGGCGTTTCAGTGGCACAACCTTTGACTGTGAAAACAAACAAGGCTGAAAGAAGGGCAGGCTATGAGCAAAGTAAAATGGGTATGTGAATCGTGTAAAGCGAACATCACAACGTATGTCAAATTGGTGGAAGCACCAACTCACTCCTGTCCTAAGAAAGCAAACCGAACAATTCCCCTAAAGGAGGAAGAATGAATCAGATAATTATTGAAGGCAACGTCGGACGGATTGAACCGTTGAAGTTTGTCGGCTCAGGTATGGCAGTGCTTGAGTTCTCTGTCGCTGTGAGCCACGGCAAGGACGACAAGAAGAAAGTGTGCTGGCACAACGTCACCGTGTTCAACCGTTTGGCAGAGAATGTCGCCGCCTCAGTTCGTCAGGGCACTTGTGTCATTGTCGGCGGACGCTACGAGCAGGACGAGTGGACAAACAAGGAAGGCGAGAAGCGCACCAAGTTGAAGTTGGTTGCTGACAGCGTGGGCTATTCGCTCCGTTGGGACGTCGTTGTCCCCGACCAGACTGAAGCAGTGAACAAGAAGATTACTAACACCTTCGGTGGTGGAATGTTCTCGGACGAAGAAGCGTTCTAATGAACGTATTTCATCTGGACTTTGAGCAGTGGTTGGAGGTGGGTGTCCGTCAAGGGTTTGTCTCACCTCCGACCTGCAACACTCACGAGGGCGTACCAATGACCGTGTTTGAGGAGAACGATTGGGAAGAAGGGGAAGACCCCTGTATCCACGTTCTTCGGTTGTGTGAAACAAAAGAACACGCTGACGGTGTTGAGATGAATAACGAGTGGATACAACGCTGGAGAAAAGGGGCGGGCTACTAGCCCTGCCGTAAGACAGGAGGAAGAATGGGAACCGACTACGACTCGTGGTTATTGAACATTGTGGAAGGTAACGGTGATGACCCGTGCGAGTTGTGTGGCGACAGCCTCAACGATTGCTGGTGCATTATCCAAGCAGACGAACCCGACTTTGAGCGGTTGTCGTCCGATAAGGAACGTGACGATTGGGAACGATTCCTTGAACGTATCTAATGGCGATAGGTTCTGAACCCGAAATCGGGAAAACATTTCTGCGGTTCGGTCTTATGACAGAAGAACAGCAACGATTGTGGTATGACCACTTTCGTAAGACAGCAGGCAAAGATTTACAAGGGGGCTTTGCCACGCTCGGATACCCTAAACGAAGGAATGAAGCCAATGGCTCGCAACCCGTATGACATCATCTCGGTCTACAACTATGAACCGATAGATAACTCGTGGAAGAAGAACGCTAACTGCCTTGACGCTCCGACAGAGGCTATGTTCCCTGTCTTAAAGTCTGGAGATAGTAGCCCGAAGGTGTGGCAGAAGGGTCTCGCCTACTGTCAGAACTGTCCTGTGAAGCAGGAGTGTCTTGAGTACACGCTCTACTATGAGGAGAAGACGGGGAGACGGTTCGGTGTGTGGGGCGGACTCACCCCCCGTCAGCGTGACCGTTATGTCGCTGAGGTGCAGTGGACTTCTCGTACTGAGGGTACTGTCTTAGGGCAGTAGATACGAGAAAGCCCCGCTCAACGAGTCGGAAGGGAATGACAACTCGGAGCGAGGCTTCTCTATCAGGGAAGGTTAGCATACCATCAGGAGTTAGGTATGACTACTACTTCCGTGAGTCTGTGGGTTTCTTCTTGTATCGCCTGTGCCCGTAGCAAGGCTGGTTGTCGGTTACGGAATCGGTGTGCCCGCTTGATGTCCTTGTAGATTGTGACCTTCCCAAAGTAGGGGCACGACCCTAGATACCCTTGAGGTTTAGCGTTTGGCAGTGACCGTTTGTATATCGGGTAGACCTGTATGACATACCATTTCTTTGGCGGTTTGTATCGTCTGTGTGGGAGGACAAGTCCTGCCTTAAGACGGGATAGTTTGCGCCGTAGGGTTGGTGAGTGTTCACGGTAGAGCCAGCCGATAAGGTCGGTGACCTCATTCATTAGAAATGGAAATCTACGACGACCAGATGTTGCTTGGAGCCTTCCTCTTGACACCGTTTGATGACACGCTGAGGACTTGTTGAGTAGTCAGTCAGGTCATAGAACGCTGTCTCGTAGGTGTGACGTCCCGTTAAAACTTCAAGAGCGTCCAGTAAAGTTGTCCACGCTGAGGTGTCCTCCACCCACGCCTTGAACGCTTCATCGTCCAGCACCTTCTCCCGTTCTAGGACAGGCTCGCCGTCTCTGATGAGCGCCCAACGTGACTTGTATCGGGGCAAGGTTAGTAGGTCGGTGACGGTTACCTCGCCGTGTCGCTTGAGTGCTCGGCGGATAATGTCCTGATTGGCGTCCTCGTATTGGACGAGCAATCGGTTGAACAGTTCAGGGTTGCTGTCGTAAGTCAGGAGGTAGCCGTGTTTCATTTCTTCGTTTGACCAGCGTCCTCCTAGTGCGTACCAGTCTGACCATTCGGTTGCTTCAGCGAACGCTTCCACTTCTTGTATGGCTTCCTGTTCTGTGTCTGCTTTTACTGCGATGAGTTGTCCTGTGTGCATTACTTGTTTTCCTGTTCATAGATTTTGATTGGTTGGATTACTTCTCCGTCTTTGTCTATCTCTGTGGCAAAGGCGTCGTGTACTGAGACAGGAGTTACCCCGTCCATTTCGTGATTGGTGACTGCTGTCTGAAAGATACTGACCGCCTCGTCAAAGGATTTAGTGTCGTAGATTTCGTAGGTCACTTGCGCTGAGATGATTACGTTCATTTGTTTCCCTTCTTCATTGGTATAACTATCCATTCGTTAGTGATTGTGTTGCCGTCTTTGACTGCGTAGAGCGCACACTCTAATCCTGTGCCATTCCAGTTGTGGAAGTTGATGTCAATTTCCTCACCGAAAGAGTGCCAGTAGTCAAAACCTTCTGGCTGTGTCCAGAATCCTTTGAGGTCGGCAACCTTGTGAACGAACCAAGAGATGTCTCTGAGTTCACTTGTTGTTAGTTTCATTTATTCACCTTCCTGTCTTAATAACTTGTGACTTGATTGACTTCAGCGCCCGTGCACATTGCTGACCATAGGCACGTTCCCAAGAGTCCTCGCTGACTTCTACTTGGTAGTCCATATCGCTGATGAACTCTCGTACCGCATTGCCGTCCATAAGAACGGTGCTGATTTTCTTTCCTTCGTTAATGATTGTTATGACACCCGACTCCGAACCGTCAATGTGATAGACGGTATTGCCGTTTGCATTGTGCTCGTCGTAGAGGCGACTCATGTGGTCACTTATGGCGAGCGTACTTATTTTGACTTCCCTCATTTGTTTCCCTTCGTTTAGATGAACCCCTGTAGTTCATCTGCTACCACCCTAGCACAAGCGTAATACGCTGTCAAGGATTATCTTTGTGACTTTTGTCACACTCCTGCCTTAAGACCCGTCCTGCCTTAAGACCTCACTCGCCGTCCCCTCTCGTGGACTCCAGCGCCAGACGGATAACCAGCCACAAGAGCAACACCAGAATAAACACGCCCTGCCCCTCCGTATCATCAACCGCTAACAGCACCACGCCGATAAGACACACGAGCGCCAGCCCAAACCTTTTCAAGATTACCGTGCTGAACATTGTCCACCTCCTGTCTTAATACCTAACGAGAACCTCGCCATATCCTGCCTGACCGCCCTTGCCAACATACGGCGCTGAGTGGGAGGTAGTTCCTGAAACTTCCGCACCAACTCCTCCACCGTAGAGAGCGCCTCGTGTAGTGATTCTTCGTGACGATTCATCTCACCACCCCGCCCTAGCCAAGTCACTAAACCGCTTGATTGCTTCACCAGCAAGAGCAAGGTTCTCGTTATGGACTTGAGTCACAAACGTATTAACACACTCGGCGTAGGCTTCTGCGATACTGATTCTGACGAACGGGTCTGACTTGTCCGTAAGCCTATGGCTCAACGGCTTGTCGGCTTTGACCTTGCCCGCTACCGCTACAAAATGCTCTGCCATTCCCTGAACCATTACGTCACAAGCGAACGTGCGAACATCTGAATAAACAAAAGGTGAGTGATGATTATTAAGGTCTGTCTTAGGACAGGGACGTTCCTCATCCAACCACGCTTTGACCCGCTTGATTGCTCGCTCCGTGTATTCATCTATCGGTGTCGCCTCTACCTCAGCAACCTTGCGGAGACGTTCTTCCTCTCTGACCTTCATATCTTTAAGGTTGAGGATTTCGTTGAGGACAACGTGATAGTGAGACACGCCCCTATCCCACGAGTCAAGCGCCCGCCCAACATCTCCACGAGCACGGACGTTCTCAACGTGGTGCTCCGTCACGCCGTCCTCTGTTACTGTCCTAAGACAGCCACTCACCCTGATTATCTCCCCGTATTCGCCCGTGATAATCACCGTCGGGGCAAGGATTGAATCCTCTCCACCGTACTGGCGGAGACTTGGGAACGAGAAGCGGAGGTCTTGGTATTCCTCTACTGCCTGTCTTACGTCCTGACCGAACACCACCCGAACACCGTTACGGGCATAGGCACTCTCGTCCTGCTTATAGGTAATGGGTTGGGCGGAGATAACCGTTGAACCTTCCCAGCGTTTAAGTGTCTTCCCCCAGCGGGTATTCCCTTTGGGTCTGTCGGTCACGGGTTCTACCGTGAGTGTAATTTCCATTGTTTCCATTTTGTTTTCCCTTCTGCCCTGTCGGGCGTTTGTTGTATTTCATTCTTGTTGAAGCGTGATACAAAGTCAAGCCCCAACGAGATTTTATTTTGTGACCTTCGTCACACTCCTGTCTTAATACTTATGTCTGTGATGTTCCCGCACCTTCCGCAAACGTAGAGACCCGCCCAACCGCTACCGATAGTCGGCTCTATTTCGTTGCCGTCCTCATTACAAGGAAAGAAACCGTCTAGGCGTGGATAGTTCCCGCACCCGCACGATAGGTCTATGCCCTCGCTCACTTGTTGCCTCCTGTCTTACGTCCTGACCACCACTCAAGATTGGCGTGACCTCGCTCATCACATACCTCACAGACAGACCCCGACTCGCCTTTGTTCGCTGACTCACAGTAGAACGGGAGCCTCTCGTAGTGAACTAACTCCACCTCTGGCAGATACTCCCCACAATGGTCACAGTAATACATCTCCATTAGTTGCCTCCTGTCCTAAGACTTGCCTCAAGTGTCCAGCGCCGTGCGTATTCCACCAACTTGAGCGCCTCCGCAAGAGTGCGCTCAATCTCCTGCCCTAAGTCAGATGAGTCGGGGCGGGTAACGCCAGCAGAGAACAAGAGTTCAACCACCACACCCAACGCCCCCTCTATTCTCAAGAGTTCACGGGTCGCCTCCGCCACTTTGTTTTGTTGCTCCTCCCTGATGACCTCAGAGATAGCCCGCTGTAGTTGCTCGCTCACTTGTTGCCTCCTGTCTTACGTCCTGTGACGTACTTGTCACGGAGCGATATTGAATCGTGATGT